TGCTTGCCCAGCGAGAACAAGCAAGGCAGCAATCTGCAATTCTTGAGTCCTATCACGAAAAGGAAGAAGAAGCTCGGAACAAGTACGACGACTTTGAACAAGTCGCCTACAACCCGAAACTTCCAATTACTGACGTGATGGCTGAGTCGATCCGAGCCTCGGACATAGGACCTGAAGTAGCTTACTACCTCGGCGCCAACCCCAAGGAAGCAGATCGAATTTCTCGTCTTGCGCCTATCATGCAGGCTAAAGAAATTGGGAAGATTGAGGCCAAAATGGCCAACGATCCTCCCGTGAAACGAACTACGTCTGCGCCAGCACCGATTTCGCCTGTAACTGCTCGCTCCTCTGGGGGACCAGCTTATGACACTACTGATCCACGGTCTACCAAGACCATGACCGATTCGCAGTGGATTGAAGCTGAAAGAGCAAGACAACGAAAAAAGTGGGAAGCACAAAACCGCTAAACAATTTTTGAAGGATTTTTTCCATGTCTAATAGTATCTTAACGATCGACATGATCACCCGCAAAGCTCTCGAGATTCTCGAGAACAACCTGGTGCTCACCCGTAACGTGAACCGTCAGTACGACGACAGCTTTGCTGTTGAAGGTGCCAAGATTGGTTCTACACTGCGTATTCGTTTACCCGACCGCGCTCTGGTAACTGACGGTGCCGCCCTGCAAGTTCAGGACGACAACGAACAGTTCACCACTTTGACTGTTGCTTCACAAAAGCACATCGGCGTGAACTTCACATCTGCTGAATTGACCATGCAATTGGACGACTTCGCAGAGCGTGTGTTGAAGCCTCGTATCAGCCAGTTGGCCTCCAGCATTGATGCTGACGTTGCCAATGCGTACAAAACCATCGGTAACACCGTTGGCACCCCAGGCACCACTCCTTCTACTTCTTTGGTCTTGTTGCAAGCCCAACAGAAGCTGAACGAGAACGCTGCCGTGATGTCACCACGTTACGCTACCGTCAACCCAGCCGCTAACGCTGGTTTGGTCGAAGGCATGAAAGGTTTGTTCAACCCCACCGACACCATCAGCAAGCAGTTCAAGAACGGCATGATGGGCACTGGCGTGTTGGGCTTTGATGAGATCAACATGTCTCAGTCAATCAAGCAGCACACCACTGGCTCACGTGATGCTTCTGCATCCACCACAACCAGCGCCGCTGTAACTTCTGAAGGCTCTTCTACTTTGACTCTGGCTCAAGGCTCTGTGACCACTACCATCGCCGCTGGCGACGTGTTCACTATTGCTGATTGCTTTGCTGTCAACCCACAGACCCGTGAAACCACTGGCTCTTTGTTCCAGTTTGTAGCTTTGGCTGCCGCCACTGCTGTGGCTGGCACTTGGACTGTGACTGTTGCGCCTATGTATTCGGCCAACCACGCACTGGCCACCATGAACGTGCTGCCTGCTACTAGCAAGGCCGTGACATTTGTTGGCGCTGCTTCTACTGCCTACGCTCAGAACTTGATCTACCACAAAGACGCGATCACATTTGCGACCGCCGACTTGTTGTTGCCTCAAGGCGTCGATATGGCTGCTCGCGCAGTTCATAACGGTATCAGCTTGCGCGTTGTTCGTCAGTACGACATCAACAACGACCGTATGCCTTGCCGTATTGACGTTCTGTATGGCTTCAGCACAATCCGTCCACAAATGGCCTGCCGCATGTGGGGCTAATCAAATGGGGCTTCGGCCCCGTTTTCTAAATCTTTTCAAAGGAATAAATCATGGCTACTTTACCTAACGGCGCAAGCGGTTACCAAGTTGGTGACGGCAATCTTGGCGAAATCAGTTTTTACAACACTAGCGCACCTGTCGCATTGACCGGCGCGTCTGTCACTATCACCGCAGACAATTTGGCTGCCGGTGTGTGCACTATGGACTCCGGCGGCACAGACGCAGGTGCCTATGTGTTCCCAACAGGCGCATTGCTTGACGCTGCGTTCTCTAGCCTTAAAGTTGGCTCGACATTTGATTGCTCGTTCATCAACATTGGTGACAATGCAGCAAATGACGTAGTTTTCACCGCTGGCACGGGCAACACCCTTGTTGGTAACGACACGATCCAAGATTCGCTGACTAAAACCAGCAACACATCTGGCACGTTCCGTTTCCGCAAAACAGGTGACGCAGCGTACTCAATTTACCGCGTGTCTTAAACCTAAATGGGGGCTTCGGCCCCTATTTTTTAAAGGAAAAAAATCATGCCAAATACAAAAGCTGTAGGCGTTGCATTTGAAGATGCACAACTTGACGGCGCAGTCATGGGTAAATCTGGTGGAACTGCTGGGTTCTACGGTGCTACTCCAACAACTAAGCCTGCGGCCAACACTGCTGCCTTAACTACAATCACGTCTACTGCACCTGGTACGCCAGACTTTGCAATTCAAGACTTGACTCAAACAACCCCATTTGGTTTTGTTACCAAAGATGAGGGTAATTCAGTGTTGTCGGTGATTGCAAATTTGCAAGCCCGCGTAACGCAATTAGAAACTAAACTTCAAACTCTTGGTTTGTTGTCTTAAACCAACTAGGGGGCTAATCACCCCCTTCTTCATATGCAAATTTATCTTCAGCACGAAATTCACGGCCGAAAAATAGCTTACATGGAAATGGAAGCTGAGTTTGATGAAAAAAATGGCTGGGTGCGATATACTTTAGACACGCCTGTTGAGGCGGCTCCTGTCGTCAACGAACTGGAAGTCAAACGTCGTCGTAGCCGACCCACAGAGGTGGTCGAACAAGGAGCATAAACATGGCCATCTATACCGCTGGCGATCAAATCAATAGAGCATTGCGATTGCTTGGTGTGTTGGCCGAAGGTGAGACAACTTCCGCGTCAGTGTCTCAAGATTCGCTGATGGCGCTGAATCAGATGATTGATTCATGGAACACCGAACGCCTATCGGTTTTTAGCACCCAAGATCAGACGTTTACTTGGCCTGCCGGTGAAATTAAGCGCACTCTTGGCCCATCAGGCAACTTTGTTGGCCTGCGTCCTGTGTTGTTGGATGACGCTACCTACTACCGCGATCCAGGCACCAATGTGTCTTACGGTATCAAATTCATTAACCAACAACAGTACAACGGCATTGCAGTCAAGACTGTGACCAGCACGTACCCGCAGGTCATTTTTGTCAACATGACTTACCCTGATGTTGAAATGTACATTTATCCGCGTCCTACACGGGACTTGGAATGGCACTTTATCAGTGTGCAAAAGTTAAGTGAGCCTGCCAATTTGGTGACCAATATCTTGTTTCCACCAGGTTATCTGCGGGCGTTTGTTTATAACTTGGCAATGGAAATTGCGCCTGAGTTTGGCGTGGAGCCAAGCCCCCAAGTGCAACGCATTGCAATGACCAGCAAGCGCAACCTGAAGCGCATCAACAATCCTGACGACATCATGTCTATGCCTTACGCCATTGTGGCCTCACGTCAGCGGTTCAACATCTACGCCGGTAATTACTGATGCAAACGCCAATTCTTGGCTCCAGCTACGTTGCTCGCAGCATCAACGCTGCCGACAACCGCATGGTCAATCTGTATCCAGAAGCCACGCCAGACGGTGGCAAAACTGCGGCTTTTTTGACGCGGTGCCCTGGGTTGGAGTTTTTGCAAACAGTTGGCACAGGCCCTATTCGGGCTTTGTGGGCCCACCAGACCAATGGGTCAAACATCTTTGTGGTGTCTGGCAACGAGGTCTACAAACTTGACAGCATGACCGCAGCGCCCACTTTTTTGGGCAATGTGACCGGCACGGGCCCCGTGTCTATCGCTGACAACGGGACCCAGCTTTTCTTTGCCTGCAATCCTGACAGCTACATCTACAACGAAGTCACCGATGTGTTTCAACAGATCACTGACCCAGATTTTCCTGGCGCGGTGACTGTAGGTTACTTGGACGGCTATTTTGTGTTCAATGAGCCCAATAGCCAAAAGGTGTGGGTGACATCTTTGTTGGATGGTTTGTCGGTTGATCCGCTGGATTTTGCCAGCACTGAAGGCTCACCCGACGGCTTGGTGGCCATCAACATAGACCACCGTGAAGCATGGATGTTTGGTACCGACTCAATCGAAGTCTGGTACGACGCTGGCTTGGCCGATTTTCCCTTGGCGCGCATCCAAGGCGCGTTTAACGAAATTGGTTGCGTGGCTGCGTTCTCAGTGGCCAAGCTGGACAACGGTTTGTTTTGGCTCGGCACTGATGCCCGTGGCCAAGGTATCGTTTACCGAGCAAACGGCTACACCGGCCAACGGGTATCCACCCACGCCATTGAGTATGCAATTGCCCAGTACCGCAACATTTCAGACGCAATTGCGTACACATACCAGCAAGAAGGCCACGCCTTTTATGTGCTGACGTTCCCCACGGCTAACGCCACATGGGTCTACGACGTGGCCACCCAAGCGTGGCATGAACGTGCTGGCTGGGACAACGGTTCTTTTACCCGTCATCGGTCTAACTGCCAATGTAATTTTATTGGCAACACCATTGTTGGTGACTTTGAAAATGGCAACATTTACAAAATGACCTTGGATGTCTACGCTGACTATGATGAGCCTCAAAAGTGGCTGCGCTCATGGCGAGCCTTGCCCAGCGGTCAAAACAACCTCAAGCGTACCGCTCACCACAGTTTGCAACTGGACTGCGAATCTGGCACTGGTTTGGCCACTGGCCAGGGTGACGACCCGCAGGTCATGTTGCGTTGGTCGGACGATGGTGGCCATACGTGGAGTAGTGAGCATTGGTCACCAATGGGCAAGATCGGCGCGTACTACCAGCGCGTGTTCTGGCGCCGGCTGGGCATGACGCTGAAGCTGCGGGATAGGGTCTATGAAGTGTCTGGCACCGATCCAGTAAAAGTTGCCATCATGGGCGCTGAATTGATTCTGAGCCCGACCAATGCCTGAAAACCTTAATATAACGAACCTACCTTCGTCGCGGGTCGAGTTTATCGACCCTCGCACGGGGTTGATGTCGCGTGAGTGGTATCGGTTTTTTCTGAACCTGTTCACTTTAACCGGCAGCGGCAACAACCAGACATCTTTAGATGACTTGCAACTTGCGCCTCCACCAACGCCCGCAACTGCGGGCGGTGGGTCAGGCACGGTGACATCGGTCAATGTGTCGGGCGGCACCACAGGCTTGACCGCCAGCGGTGGTCCAATTACCACCACGGGCACCATTACCCTTGGCGGCACTTTGGCAATTGGCAGCGGTGGTACAGGGTCCACGTCAGCGGGCGGCGCACCATTTGCGCTCAAAGGGGCCAACACCGACATCACATCAGTCACGCTGACCAGCGGCACGATCACCACCGCGCCTGCATCAAGCAACGATATTGCCAACAAGTCCTACGTTGACAGCATTGCCACCAACGTCAATTTTCATACGGCATGTAGCTATGCCACAGCTGCAGTGTTGCCAGCCAATACCTACAACAACGGCACCGGCGGCGTAGGCGCAACTTTGACTGCCAACGCCAACGGCGCGTTGGTTGTGGACAGCTACACGTTTGTGTCGCCTGGCGACCTTAACAAGCGGGTGCTGGTGAAAGATGAGGCCGCAGGGGCCAACAACGGCGTCTATACGGTTACCCAAGTTGGGGATGCAAGCAACCCCTACATTTTGACCCGCGCAACCGATTACGACACCAGCGGTTCAGGCGTAGACCAAATCGACCAAGGCGACATGATGCTGGTGCTGTTTGGCACGGTCAACGCCAACACATCTTGGGTCCAACAAACCGCGCTGCCAATCACGGTCGGCACCACTGCGCTGGTGTTTATTGAATTTGCTGCGGTGCAAACATACACCGCTGGTACAGGGTTATCCCTAATTACCAACCAGTTTTCGATTACAAATATTGGCACGGCGGGCACTTACGGTTCGGCCACACAAACGCCGGTATTGACCACTAACGCGCAAGGCCAAGTCACAGGGGTTACCAACACCACGATCACGCCTGCGGTGGGCTCCATCACGGGCTTGGCCACGGGCGTAGCAACCTTCTTGGCCACGCCGTCTAGCGCCAATTTGGCGGCTGCAATGACGGATGAAACCGGCACTGGCGCCCTGGTGTTTGCCACTTCTCCTACTTTGGTGACGCCGATCCTTGGTGTTCCGCAATCGGGGGACTTTAGTATTGGCACGTTCACTTGGCCAACCTTTAACCAAAATACCACCGGCACCGCGTCCAACGTCACAGGTATTGTGGCCGTGGCCAACGGCGGTACAGGCACGGCCACACCGGCGCTGGTTGCAGGCACCAACGTCAGCATCACTGGCAGTTGGCCAAACCAGACGATTAACTCCAGCAATCCTGGTGGCACGGTTACTTCGGTGGCTGCGACTGTGCCGTCATTCTTGTCGGTCAGCGGTTCGCCAATCACCAGCTCGGGCACCTTGGCCATCACCTACTCAGGAACGGCGTTGCCTATCCTTAACGGTGGCACTGGCGAAACAACGGCTAACGCAGCTTTCAATGCACTGGCTCCAAGTCAAGCAACTAATTCAGGCAAGTATCTAACTACTGACGGAACAAATACATCTTGGGCTTCTGTTGCGTCTTCAACTACCAATGCCTATGCTTTTGCGTGGTTCTTACAATGAGGAAACTATGATAGTTTTAGATACAACATCAAAATCCATAACGATAGTTATGTCGGGTGCTGCTGCAACGACAAACCCAAGTTTTACCGCAGCCTACGCAGATAACAACGGCACTTCTTTTACCGAAGGCGCAAACGATGGCGTTTTAAACGGGACTACGCCAGTGACCGTGGTCGCCGCCCCCGCCGCATCTACCAGAAGAATAATAAACACAATCACTGTCGAAAACAACGACACTGCCGCAGTAACTATAACTGTTGGCTATCTAAATACCGCAAGCACAAGGGTAATTGTTAATGTTACTTTGCAAGTCGGCGACACATGGACAACTGATGGCGCGTACGATAACACTGGAAGTTTAAAACAAACTTCAGGTGGCGGCAGCGGCGCAACGATTACCAACGACACTGCTACGGCCACCAATGTCTACCCTGTATTCGCTAACGCAACTTCTGGCAGTTTTACGGTGGCGTACATCAGCAATGCCAAGTTGCTGTACAAGCCGTCTACGGGCGAATTCTTGTCCCAGCAATTTAATGCGGGCAACGGAATTTACGTCAACAGCAAAACCGTTTCAACGAGTTACACTATAGCCACTGGAAATTCAGGCATGTCGGCTGGGCCGATCACCATTGCTAGCGGTCAGAC